CAAAGCTGTCAAACCCGTATACAAGCGCTGATGTAAATTGTGAGATGAAATTAATGCTCCGGCCGGATGCAACACCAAATTCAAGCCACAATGTGTCTTCTTTGTGCTTGAGATTCATTTCTTCAAAGACGTATGCAAGCGGATATTTTTTGAGATCAGGGATGTCAAGGCTCAACATGTTTACACCAAAGAAACAATTTTAAAGTCCAGTTTTTTACGCGGAGCATGATTCACACGGTTCCTGTTCTACTGTGAACTGAATCGCAGACGCCTTGGGCTTGGTCCGAATGTAGTATGAGCCCGTCTTCAGGCCCGCCTTCCACGAATAAAAGTGCATCGAAGTGAGCTTTGAGACAGTTGGCTCCGCCACAAACAGATTGAGACTCTGCGTCTGGCACACGTACGGTCCGCGCGCGGCCGACATGTCAATGAGCGTCTTTTGCGAGATTTCCCAGACGGTCTTATAGAGAGATTTGAGGTCGTCCGGAATATCAAGTGACTGCACAGAGCCGTTGTCACGCATGAATGCGTTGCGCAGACTCGGCGTCCAGAGGCCTCGGTCAATGAGATCCTTCAACAGATATTTGTTGATGACGGCGAATTCCCCCGCCAGAACACGCCGATTGTAGATGTTGCTAGTGCACGGTTCGAATGCCTCGTTGGCGCCAAGGATTTGAGCCGTGGAAGCCGTCGGCATGAGCGCAATCAGCATTGAATTGCGCATCCCGTGCGTCTTCACGCGCGCCTTGAGCGCATCCCAGTCATGGCGATCCGACGGTGAGACTCCCCACAGATCAAACTGAAGGAGACCCTGATTGGCCGGGGATCCCTCCCAAGACGAATACGGACCGAGCTTCTCCGCGAGATCCACCGAGGCCGTGACTGCGGCGTAATAGATGGTCTCAAAGATCTCCACGTTGAGCTTTGCCGCGGATTCAGACTCGAATGGCATGCGCAGCTTCGCAAAGACATCAGCCAAGCCCTGGACGCCGAGCCCAAGAGGCCGGTGACGCATGTTTGAATTCCGTGCTTCCTGAACCGGATAAAAATTGCGGTCCACGACGCGGTCCAGGTTCCGAATAGCGTGTTTTGCCACGCGCTGCAGGAGCTCAAAGTCGAATGCTTCATCAATGACCATCTGAGAGAGGTTGATGGACGCAAGATTGCAGACCGCAATTTCATCCGGACTCGTATAGAGCGTGATTTCACCACAGAGATTGGACGATCGAATTGTGCCGACGTTCTTCTGGTTGCTCTTGCGGTTCACCGAATCCTTGTATAGGAGATACGGCGTCCCCGTCTCCACTTGGGCGTCAAGGACGGCATTCCATAGGGCACGCGCCTTGATGGTCTCACGTCCCTTGCCGGCCGCCTCAGCTCCCTCGTATAGCGCGTCAAACTCATCGCCGTACGCATCCACGAGACCGGGAACTTCCGAAGGACAGAATAGAGTCCACGATTTATCATCACGCACGCGGCGCATGAAGAGGTCGTTGACCCAAAGTCCATAAAACAAATCGCGTGCGCGCTCCAGCTCGTTTCCATGATTTTTCCGGAGGTTGAGCCACGCAAAAATGTCGGCGTGCCACGGCTCGCAGTACACGGCAAAAGATCCCTTGCGCTTGCCTCCGCCCTGATCGACGTAGCGGGCGGTATCATTGAAGACACGCAGCATGGGTACGATTCCGTTGGACTGGCCGTTTGTGCCACGGATATAAGATCCAGATGCCCGAATGTCGTGAATGGAGAATCCGATTCCACCGGCATATTTTGAAATTGTTGCGCAGTCCTTGAGGCTCTTGAAGATGCCTTCGATTGAATCACTGACCGTGAGCAAGAAACAGGACGACAGCTGCGGACGCGGAGTCCCGGAATTGAATAGAGTTGGCGTTGCATGCGTGAATAGCTTCCTTGACATAAATTCGTACGTCTCCAAGACAGCATCCATGTCATCAAGGTGAATCCCTACGGCGACGCGCAGAATCATGTGCTGCGGCCGCTCCACAATTTTATTGTCAATCTTAAGTAAGTACGAGCGCTCCAGCGTTTTGATTCCAAAGAAGTCGTAGTCGTAATCGCGAGAATAATCAATGATTGTTTCCAAGACTTCTGAGAACCGAAGGACTGTCTCGTAGACGTCGTCCGCAATGAGGGATGCCGACGTCCCTAAGTGCTTATAATCGTGGAGACGCGTCACGGTCTCCACGAAAGACGGGCTTGTGTTCTTGTGCAGATTTGAGACCGTGATGCGCGCTGCCAGAGTGCTGAAGTCCGGGTGGCTTGTGCTCATGTACGCGGCGGTCTCCGCGGCCAGGTCATCAAGCTGGGATGTTGTCACGCCAGGGAAAAGACCTTGAATAACTTTCTGTGATATTTTAACGGGGTCAATGAATTGGTTATCAAGTCCGTTGCACAACGTCTCAATTCGTTTCAAAATCTTCCCAAAATCAACATCTTCGTGGTCGCCACTTCTCTTTGTCACAAACATTCTTGTCATCACTCAATATTATTTTTGGAATCTGATGTGCCCAATGAATGATTTCAACTATCTAAACTGTTTCGTGATTTGCGTTTGAAACGGTGGAAAAGAAATATAGTTCCAAATCAAAATGGGACAAAAGAGGGATCTTGAGGTTCACAATAATGAGCGCGATGAACGTGAAAGTAAGAGACTCAGGGTTGACGTGAAAGCCTGTTGCAAATGCGGTAAGTGCAAATCGTTGGACCAGTATTGTCTCGACCGAAGAGCGGTAAATGGGTTGTTTTCCTACTGCAAGGCGTGTGCAAAGGACGCAAAAAAGGCATATCGCAACACTCAGACTGGTTTTCTAAAAAATCTTGTTGATAGTGCTAAGAGTCACACAGCTGAGAGGAATGATAATGGCCGAAATCATAAGTTTACGCTGACGGTACCCAAACTTGAAAAGCTGATATCGGATCAAGATGGAAAATGTGCGATATCTGGTGCAGTACTCGTCTTCAAGTCATTCTCAGACAACAAAGTAAGCATTGACCGCATCGACAACAATCTGGGATACGTTGACGGTAATTACCATCTCGTATGTCTTGAATTCAATACTCCTATCAAATGGACGCGGAAGCTCTTCATGGAATCAATCGCATTGAGTGGAATTGCGCCGGAAAACTTTGACAATGAAATTTCAGATCTGGAGACAGTTTGTCCAAAAGGGAATCCCAACGGCGCTGTTTACCGAAAATGGAAAGTAGTCACGAAGGACGGCATCGAAACCGTCTTCTGTCACCACTGCTCAGAGACAAAGCCACGTGAAGAATTTTACAAAAAGATTTCAAGCGGATGCAGAGCTTGCATTGCACCGATGCGACAACAAACCAACAGTGCTTGGCGAGGCGCTCTTCAACTTCTCATTCGTAATGCAACGAAAAGGACTGAACTTCGCAACAAGAGCCGCTCAGAAGACGATCAGACCGAGTGCACGATCACGTACCTGCAGCTCGTAAGCATCTTAAAGGCGCAGGAAGGGATGTGCGCTTATTCGCGAGTCGCGCTATCGCCGCGCATGGGTGACTGGAAGGTATCCCTTGAACGCAAAGACGTCCGTCTCGGATACACCGCCAGCAACGTCTGCCTGGTCTGCCAGCGGTTCAATGGAACAGACAACACTGTGCAGGCAGATGGCCCTGTGGAGGGGTCCGGCGGCTGGAGCCGTGAGAAGTTCCTGCGGTATGCAGCGCTCGTCACGTCTTAAAACACAAAAAGTCTCTTTTATTTTGTTTGTCTGTCAATGTTTCCTAACCAAATCTTATTTTGTTTATGAGTCTTTAAACTGATGGACGGGCATGGCCCACATGCGGCTCGTATGGAACCTCCACGTTACAAACGCCTTATCATTATATTGAAACAAAGGTCAAAGAGTCTGTCAGACCTTTGTACGTTTCCCGTGTTGCTCCATGCAGTCACTATAGCGACCGGCGCCATCATGTCGGCTGTCATCTGGGCAACTTCCTACCAATGCGGTGCACTTTGTCCAACATCACGCCTATGCGCCACCTCTCCATTTTCTCTGTTCCTTCTGAGCGTCTCCCGGTTCACGGCGGGCACCTTCTTTGCCAGTACCGCAATCACAATGTCTACAAAGATCAGCGTGGTGCGTATTCACATCCAGAATTCATTCATGTCAAACATTGCACATTTTGACCCACATGATATCCACATGACATTTGGCTGGGTCGCATCTGCGTCCGCCTTCCTGCACAGTCTATGTCATATCATTCGATATTCCATCGACGATCCGGAAAAGCTCAGGAACCTGACTAGTTTGTCTGGTATCTTTGCTCTTGTCCCTATGGCAATGATCTGCTTGATTGCAATTCCTCGGATCCGATTTGAGATTCGAAAAGCATTCCATTATGCGTTCATGATTCTCCTTGTCCTGTTACTGTTTCATTCATTCCACGTCATGGTGTTTGCAGCGGTCTTCATTGCCATTTACGGAGCAGATTGGATCTATCTCATGTGCTATTGCACCAAACTCGTGGATGAGCCCGTCTTAGTGGCTATTGGTAGCGGTACGTCCGTCAGTTTCCGCGTGCCAGACGGATTCAAATTCAAACCGGGTCAGTACGTCTACGTGAATGCGCCATGGATTGCCAAGTACGAGTGGCATCCATTTTCTTTAATACCAGCAACCGAATTCATTGATGGATCCGTCATTTATTCGGACGCAACTTCATTCTTTGCGGAATCATGCGGCGATTGGACTACAAAGCTGTTTGAGCAATCCGTCAAGTCTGTTCGCAGGCCCATATGGATATCACCAGCCTTCCCTAGCTTGGCTGATAAAGTGATCA